CTCTTTGGCCAGGGCCTCCTCTCGCGTCCGGCGATCTCTTCCCAGGCGTTCCTCAACTATCGCGTCTATGTCTGCCTGAGTGAATTGCTTACCCTGCTGTTGGTTAGCAGTCTTCTGAGCCGCTGTATCTTGCCCAGCGTTGGCTTCGTCATCAGTTGCCATAAAGTATAACTCCCGCCGTTTCAAGTCCGGCGTAAAGACTGTGATTATGAGTTTCGTATTGCAGCGGCCCGGTCTGCCAGGCTCGCTATGTAGCGCTCTTTCTCCTCAGGAGCCAGAGATAGGACATGGAGACAGCCTACATGGAGCAGCCCCCCGCCCTGAGCTTCTGCCAGAGAGGGATAATCGGGATCGGAGCCGGATAGGCTCAGGGTCCGGCCTTCCCATGGAGTGCATCTCCGACAGCTCCCTGAATGCCTGGAGATCCGGACCAGATCATGGCCGTGCTCCTGGAAGCGGTTTATAGTGCCTTGCCGGAACGCGCCGTTGGTGGTCTCCTGGGCCAAGACCGCTGTATAGCGGCTCATGTTCCAGGATCGCCCGGCCTTGTCCACGAATCCAGTGATGCCCTTCTCCGCAAGATCGTTCTTGATCCTCTTGGCAGCCTGCTTGGTGGTCTGGTAGCCGAGGACTGAGCCCTTGGAGGCTTCCAGGGAGATCGCCCTGGTGAGGTCGTCCACCTTCCGGCCTACGACCTGGCCCACATCCTGGAGCCGATTGTAAGTATTTTCGGCCAGCACCTGAGCGGCCTGCTGGTGGATGCTGCCAAAGCCGGGAATGGCTTTGCCGCTCATGAGCGGGTCCTTGTCGGCCCACTCCATGCCCTTCATGTAGCTGTCCGGGATTGCTTCTTGGCACCAGGTCCGAGAGCCCTTTTCCAGATCGGACCGGATCTGCCTGACTCTCTGCAAGAGCGTCTTCTGCCAGGCCATGCTGTAGCTTTCCGAGGCAGGGTCTTGCAGGAGGAGCCTGTTGATCTCGGTTAGGATCTCTCTTTCGGCATCGCCATAGAGCCTGATGAGCCTCTGGGCCTGGGCATCACTGAGCGGGCTGGCCGGCATTCATGGCCTCCAGGCCGGGCAATGTGAGTGTCTGTCCGGGCTCTTCTGGCGCGGTTGGCTGCTCGGCTTTCAGCTTTTCCATAGCATCCTTGAGCGCCTTGCCTTCCAGCTTATAGAGCATCTTAAGTGCCATCTCATCCCAGATCAGGCCCGTTGCTTTCAGGGTGGTTACATTGACGACAGTCTCATTGAAATCCTCAGGGAGGCCATCCTGCCAGATGATAGATACTGACTCTGCCGGAATTGCACCAGCGTAACCTTTTGCAGCCTCAAAAGCCGTCCAGGTCTTTAGCTCCTCTTTGATTTGAGGGTCAGCCACCAGCTTGAGCCTGTCCACCTTCTTAAGAGGCACAAAAAGCATCAGCCTCAGGGCCGTGCCCGATGCCTGGGCTCCAGCCTTCGCTGGCTCAAAGCAGGCTTCGCATGTCTCGGAGAGAGCATAGAGCTGCTGGAGATCAGTCTGGAATTCCTGGAAGGCGGCGGCGAGCTGGCCCTCCCATGTTACATATCCTGGATCTGCTGCACCCTTGACCCGCTCCAAGACCTTTTTCTTGCTGTCATAGACCACGGCCCCTGTTTCCGTCTTTGTGAACGCGCCCGAGTCCTCGGGCAGGACCAGCAAAGGCTCGGAATGGACATCTAGGATGCGGCCAACTCTGGTAAGCCGGGCCTCCATCCGCTTAATTATGCTGTCCAGGTCTCGATAATCATCTATGAGCCCATCGGAGGATGTGGTCAGGTTCTCGATGACAGACACCAAGGGCTCCTTGACACCGGTCTCAGTGACTTGGATGTTCTCAGGTCCGGCTATGATGTTCCCAGTCGAGGAGACGACATACTCTCGAGTCTCGATCCGGCCCGGCCAATGGATGCGGCAGAATAGCCGCCTCTCGATAATATGATCTGTTATCTTGGACTCATCCAGCCAGGCGATCATATGGGCCTGGACCCGCCCGAAGGCATCGCATACCGGGAAATATTTTGTCGGGTGGACCACCTGGAGCTTAACGCCGTCCTCATAATAGCCCTCGATGATCCCATGCCCGAATCTGGAAACATCAATCTGGCGGGCATGTTGCAGGACCCAATAGCGATTGCGGGAAACGAAATCATTAAGGTACTTCTGCTCTTTGCTTTCGGGATCTTCTGAGACTGTGGCTTTGGGCTGCTCACCGAACAAAAAATCGCTCCATAGAGTTGAGAGCCGCTTATGCCAATTGAGAACTATGATGAGCTTATTATATTCCGCAGTATGGGAGCTGAAGAGGTTCAGCAAGACCTGAAAGACTTTTGTGTGCTGTCCCATGAAGAGGGCTTCATTCTCTTCATAGGTCTTGAGCCGCGGGAGTTCGGATGTAGGGGGCCAGGGCTTGCCTATCTGCAGGACGGCCTCAAGATCTTTGATCACGTTATTATCCTCATCTGTCTAAGTTGCTTGGCGGCTTCCCTGCCTATGTATCGGGAGCAGTCTGTGGCATGATCCGGCGCACCAGATCCGCCTTTGATATACATGTCTATGCCCTGGGCTTGCTTCTTCTCATCCCATAGGAGATTAGCAAAGCCGTGTATAGTCGATTCACATTTCTGGTAGATCTTCAGCCGGCGCAGAGAGAGAAGCGTCGTCAGGTCCTCGATACCGGGCATGATTGCGTTCTCGGCATCCCGGATATTATAGAGCTGAAAATGCTTGGACTGCTTGGCTTCTCTCTGGAATCCCGGCTCTTCCGGAGGGATCAGGAACTTTAGGGGCTGGATCGGCTTATCATTCCAGTAGCAGAGCCTTGCCAGGTCCTCGATGTACTCAGGGTTTGTCTTTTGCTTTTGTCTCTTTAGAGAATCCCATTCAAAGTCTTTGATGCAGTACCACACGCCGCCCGAGAGCCCCCAGAGCTGGGCTACGAAGGGATTGCTTATGCCATAATCGAGCCCGGCCAGGAACATGGTAAAATGGTCTGGAAGTTTGTCGACCACATAGCCGGCAGCAGGATCTTCCTCGAAGAACGGAAAGACCCGGCCCTCGGCAGCCGCCCGCAATCCGAGCACATATCGCTTATGATAGACAGATCCGATAGGCCACTGAGACTTTATCCTGTTCTTGGCTTCTTCAGAAAGCGATGGGTTATCATCCATCACTAAATGAAGGAAATAGAGCTTGCCGTCTTTGGTTAGTGGATCGGTAGTTTCAATATACAGAGGATGATTAGGATTTTCTGGATTATTAAGGAACCACGCCTTAGCGCCTTCCACTGAAAGGCGGGCGAGCCCCTGATTAATGAAGCTCTGGGGCATTAATGGCGGCTCATCGAAGAGGATTCCAGCCAGGGTTTTGCCCTGAATCAGATCTTGGCTAGCTTCATCTTTTCCGCCATAAATCCAGAACACGTTTTCGTGATCAGTGTCAGAGTTATAAATTGTTAGATGTGAGCCTTCTTCCCTGCCCCGCCTGAATTGTACTTGATAAGATGGCTCCACAGAAAGCACTTTCATAAGCGGGCGAACTTGATTTCTTATAGCCGTCCCGATGGTTTTGGAGCAGAGCGCAAATTCCTCTTGATCGTAGGTATATGATGCCCAGTTCACGAAGCTGAAATCCGCCAGGACGGTTTTGCCGCACCGTACAGATCCTTCCGCCTGGAAATATGCCAGGTCTTTGAAAGGGCTTGACGGAGTCCACCAATAGAGGATCTGCTCTTGTTTGGGGCTTGGAGGCATCCAAGAGAATGCCGGTTTATTGAGGCGGCGGGCTTTTTGCTTTTTCATAGACCTCTCCCGCCCGCTTCAGGTATCCAACCATGAAGCCGCTATCTTTTGGCTGCCCGTCCGGCTTCTCTTCTCCCGGCTTATTGAGCAGTTCAAGGACCTTGATTGCAGGACCGATGCAGCCCCCGAAAGCCCGGAGGTCCTCCGCTTTGGCGAGCCTAGCAGCGTCCATGGCCAGGTCGTAGATGTCCTGGGCACATGCCTGGAGTGCCAGGCCCTGTCGGACTTCGTCTTGCTCTCGGGCTTTTTCGCTCGCCTGCTGAATCTGTTT